TGGTAAGCTTCTCATGAGTACAGTTGAATCTATAAAAGACGAGCGGCTGCTAATAAAGTTTTCTGATTCTGATGGTGTTCTTATTTTTGATTCTTGCTCCTTAGAGGATCAAAAGTCCCTAATAACCCCAATTACTAAGAGAAAGTAATCAATGGAAAAGCAACTTATTAAAGATATCCAATCAGCTGTTGGTATGTTGGAGCAAAAGGTTTTGTTTGGAGATCCTATAACTAGGTTGGAAAATGCATGTGTCGAGTTTTTGAGATATCGAGGTTATAAAGTATCTAAACCGCAACAATATATCAATTCAAAAGTGAAGGATTTGAAGGAGTTAATCTCTTTTTTCTATAGTCTTCTTGATCGAAGGCTGGATGGCACAAATTGTGTTGTTAGTTACAGGAATAATTTAACTAAAGATTTGGCTATTGCTAAGAGGTTTGTTGATTCCAGGATGGAAGCTAATGGTATAAGCAGTGATGTTGCTTTGAAAGAATGTGCTAATATAATACAAACAATATTTAAAAATTACAACGACTTTAATTTTAAGTATCCTATTAGTTTTAGTGTCTTTGGTCAGAAGAAATTAGGTTGGATAACTGAAAAAGCCATACAGATTTTAAATAATTCTCTAAGAGGTGAGGTTGAGGATCGTGCTGAGGCTATAAGACAGGAAGCCCTTGCTATGCAGGATACTAATAGTTTGGGGTATCAAGACATAGACGAGCTTTTAGAAAAAATAGAAATGGAGGAAAAATAATGGCTAGAAAGAAGAAGGGTGCAAATACGGACGAGGATAATGTAGGGAAGGAAGGTGTAGAAGAGGGAGGTAACAGCACCTCTGCTAATGATAGTTTAAGTTTAGCGACTAGGGCTATAATAAAGAAGTATGGCCAGGTGGTTACGACTCTGGATGAACATGAAGACTTGGAGATCCCCACAATTAGCACAGGGTTTTTAAGTTTAGACATCGCTCTTGGTCGTGGTGGTATGGGATTGGGCAGAATCTACGAGGTTTATGGACCTCATAGTGGGGGCAAAAGTACCCTTGCTATAAATGTTGTAATACAGGCTCAAAGAAGAGGTATGAAGTGTGTTTATATTGATGCAGAGCATGCGGTTGACCCCACGTTATTTAAGAACTATGGCGTTAACTTGAACGATTTGATCATCGCCCAGGGATTTGATGGTGAGGAAAATCTTGATATTCTAGAACGTTATGTTAAGTCAGAGGCAATAGGTGTTGCTGTAGTGGATAGTGTTACCGCTTTAGTTCCCAGAGCGGAGGCAGAAGCTGATATTGATAAAGACAGCATGGCCCTCCAAGCGAGATTAATGAGTAAGGCGTTGAGGAAGATTACCCCAACAGCTAATCAGACCAATACACTTATCATCTTTATTAATCAATTAAGAAACAAACTTGGTACATATGGTTCACCAGAGACTACTACAGGAGGGGAGGCGCTCGCTTTTTATGCGACGGGCCGTATCGCTGTTAGGGGACCAGAATCTAAGAAGCGTAGGTTGGTAGACGACGCCACTGGAGAAACTTTTGGGCATAAAGCTGAGTTTGAAGTGGTCAAGAATAAATTATCCGCCCCATTTCGTCGAGCGGAAATAAAACTTATTTATGGTAAAGGGTATGATGTTTATTCCGAAATCTTAGAAATGGCTACAAGCTTGGGGGTTATTGATAAGTCTGGTGCTTGGTATAAATATAATAATAGTAATTTCGCTCAAGGAGAAGTTATGGCTGTTGAATATCTAAAAGAACATAATGATTTCTATAAAGACATACGTCAGCAAGTTATTGATATTGTAGGGTTACGGGAGGTTTATGAGCGTCATAGCCAACCAGGTCCACTCGATTCTTGATGAGCTTTTTCCAGCTAACCCCCATCGGCGGGTGTTTCCGGAGCATTTTGTTTTCTATAAAGATGCACGCTTATTTTTTGATTTTTATGTTAAGGAGATGTCCTTATTCTTCGAATGTCAGGGGCAGCAACACTTAAAATTTGTTAAGCACTTTCATGGGGATGTGTCTTCTTTCAATTCTCAAAAATACAGGGATAATTTAAAGATTGAGTATGTTCAAGCAAATGGATTTTACTTGGTTAGGTTGTTTAGTTTTGAGAAAATAACCAGAGAGTTAGTGCTGTATAAAATAAACAAAGCCTATGACAGTGAATATAACTTTTGTGATTGATATCTGTGGAGGTATTTTATGCCAAAAAATGGTGGCGGGCTAATAATAAATCGATTGGATAATAGAACTTCAGATTCTGTTAAGTACAATAAAGATTGTCCAGATTTTGAATGTCTAGAAGATGGGACTTTGACTCGTGAATGTAGATACTGTAATTTGAGTACCGTATGCAGACAGGTAGACATAATCGGTGGTCAAGCTGTTCCTATGGAGTCTCACTATTTACCTATTACGGATATCATAACTAATGAAGTTATTGAGTGGCAGTATTTTTGTACTGGTATGCACGATCTACGTCCTTATTCGGAAAGGTTGGAAGACGATAAAGCATCTTAAGGGGGTTGACAATGCAGGAAGACGTATTATCTTATGAGAACATAAGAGTAGAGAAAGAACTGGCCAACGAGATTTGGAGTTTTGACCCTCGAAATTTAGATCAGATGGATGGTGTTAAGTTAAGTATGTACGCAGTAGCTTTGGCTCAGTTTCTTATTTATTTTACTTCTCAACAGAATAAAACAAAAGCAGAAGAGTTTAAACTAACCAAGTTTATAGATAGAACGACAACACTAATCTTGACAGATAACAGTGATATAGTTAAACGCTGTAAGACCAAAGTGGCCGCCGAAGAATATTTGATATCGACTAACGAAGATTTAATGTTGGCGCAATCGAAACTTGATAATGTGAAACTGGAATTGTTGAGGATTAATGGTATAGATAAGGCTATTAGTGAGTTGATCGGGACTATTAAAAGAGAATTAACACGACGAGAGAATGAACTTTACGCAATCCGAAGAGAGAGAAAGAATTAGTATGGATGATTTAACCATAAAAGAAATGTTTTGTAGACCAACAGACGAACGCGCTCTGTTGGCACTTGCTATGCAGGATATCGAATTTTATTATAACATAATTTCGGTCCTGTCTCCTAAGGATTTTCTCTACTCTCAACATGAGATGTTGCTTCTTATTATGCAATCTGCCTTGTCTCATGGGGCACAATCTTTTGATACTCAGATGATTATCTCAGAATGTAATGCCAACGGTGTTATGGACAACGTTGGTGGTATCCCATATATCAAATCGATAAGTAACATGAAAATTTCTCCCAAGAATTTTCATGTTTTTTTGTCGGCGGTTGCAGAAGCATCCACTAAGTACAACCTCTATCTAATACTCCAGAACAATCTTTCAAATATTGTGAATAACTCAAAAGAAGGTTTAGCAAGTGTAGATTTGTTAAGTCAAGCTGAGTCTGATATACTTGACTTAGCAATGCGTGGTATTAATGTTGATGAACCTAAAAATTTGGGTGATGGTCTATTAGAGTGGATTGAAGAACACAGAAAGAATGAAATAATCCTTAGTGGTATGTCAACTGGTTATCCTATTTTAGATAAGCAGATTGATGGTATGATTCCTGGAACTTTATTGATTGTGGCGGCTCGGAAAAAAATGGGAAAAAGTTCGCTTTTAACCAACGTAGCTGTTCACGCTGCAGTTAGGGAGCGGGTTCCGGTTTTGTACGTGGATACGGAGTTAACTTTTACCGAGTGGAGAACAAGAGCTATTGCTGTTGTTTCAGGTCTTCCAGAAAGAGACATTAAACACGGGGGCTATTCCGACGAGGCGTATCAAAAACTACTTAAAGCAGAAAAACTAATCAGTAAGGCTAAATTATTGCACGAGTATATGCCCGGTTATTCAGTGGATAAGTTGGTCGCTTTGTATAAAAAGTATAAACATAAAGAGAAGATAGGGCTTATAGTATTTGATTATTTGAAAGAGCCAGATTCCTCTTCTATTGAACGACAACGCAAAGAGTATCAAGTTTTAGGTGATGTTACCACTAAATTGAAAGATTTAGCAGGTCAGTTAGATATACCAGCCATAACAGCGGTACAACTTAATAGAGATAATGACATAGCCGATAGCGATCGTATAGCAAGGTATGGTGATGTTATTTGTCATTGGGGTGTTCGTGATGCGAAGGAAATTGAAGAAGGTGGTAGGAGTTGTGGTACACACAAGTTGGTTATCAAGGATACACGTCGAGGTGGTGCTACGAGTGAACATGGTATAGGTTATTTTTTCTTTAAAGAACAGGTTACAATAAAAGAAGTAGCGGCGGATAAACAATATTTCTACGACTTTAATAAGGTGCAAAATGCAGATAGCGCAGGCAACATCGAAGACTATGACGAAGAGTTATTATAACATCAAGAAAGAGAGCTGGGTAGATCTTAAGAATAAGCTCGAGATGATGAAACAGAGCACCGATCCAAGGTTTATTATCGAGGAGTTGGGATTTAAGGTTGAACACGAAACTCCCAAAGAACTCCGTTGTGCCTGTATAATACATGGTGGAGATAATAAAACAGCTTTCAGATTTAATAAACAGACCAACACTTGGGTTTGTTTTACTCATAGGTGTCATGAAAAATTTGGGAACGATGTCGTGGGCTTAATAAGATCTGTTACTGGTTATGATTTTATGGGCGCTTTGGAGTGGTTAAAGAAATTTTCTGGGGATGTTGACTACGAAAATGGGTATATAAGATTCAAGAGGAGTAAGGAAATGCAAGCTTTTGTTGATTCTTCTTTGAATTCTACAACAAAGCCCAGATCAGTCAATGAATACTCGCTAAAAGATTTCATGCCCCTTCGTTCTAACTATTTTTTAAAGAAAGGTTTTAAGCCAGAGACCTTAGACTTTTTCGAAATCGCCGGCGGCTGGAAAGACCCCCAAGGTATTATTAGAGATATTATACCCATTCGAGACGACAAGGGCGAGTTAGTAGCTTATAGTCTAAGAGACATACGAACTAACGTTGATGATGAAGACTATAAGTACATTTTAACCCCAGGTTTCAACAAACAAGGATGT